GGAGTGATGTATACGGCGCATGGTTGCCTCCTGGTGGGTGGAGGCACTGTCGGATAGTCCGACACATCCTGTCAAGCGGCTATGTCAGATTATCCGACAAAAATGTTGAGGGTTAGCGCGTGACTGCTTTAAGCCGCATCCCGGCGGATGCCGGGAACATTCAAAAGCCTCGTCGCGGACGCCCGATCCGCGTCGTTCAGCTTCCGCCAGAAATCAACCCAGGCAAGTTCGTCGGCATCATTAACGAACTGACCGACCACTGGACCGCCGGGCGGAACCCGCCGGCCAACGAGCCAGTCAAGCGGCACCTTAAAATAGTCAGCTAGAGCCGTAAGCAAAAGAATACCGGCGCGGTCGCCGCCGGTTTCCACCATGGCGATGGCTGACCGAGTGACGCCGATCTCGGCCGCCAGTTCGGCTTGCCCAAGCCCCTTGCCTGTCCGCAGGGCAGCGATGCGGCGCCCAGTGTCTCTCAAGTTCCCCATGCCCTGAGTATCAGGCGACTGCAAAAGCCGCGCGTCAGATTATCCGACAAAAGGCGCTTGACAGATTGCGTCGGATAGTCCGACATAAGGGGCATGGATGTTTCTAGCCTCATTGAACGCGCTGGTGGTCGGGGAGCGATCATTGATCGCATGAAGGTCTCTCGCTCAACCGTCATTGGATGGGCGAAGGATAACGTGATCCCGGCTTCCCGCATTGCACAATTCAGCGAGACTTTCGGCGTTCCGCTGGAAGAACTGGTGCCGTTTGCTTCTGGACCAAAGCGGGCGCCGCAGAGTGGGGAGGCGGCGTGATGCCCGTCTACATGATCCGCTGTGGCTTTTTCGGGCCAGTCAAAATCGGTACCGCCAATGATCCCGTTCGCAGAGCGATGGAGTTGCAAGTAGGGCAATGGCAGCCGCTTTCGATTATCCGCTTGCTCAAGGGCGACGCGGCAGAAGAAAGGATGCTGCACAGCCTGTTCCGACATGAGCACATCCGGGGCGAGTGGTTCCGATATTCCTTGCGGATGAAGCGCGATGTCGGTCTGGAAGACCTGCCGTTGCCGGTTCCTTCTACACCGCCAGTTTTGCCTGAGCCGCCCGCGCATCTGATTCACCATCGCGAATTGCTCAAAGAGATCGTTGCCTTCACCACGGCACGCGGCATAGCCGAAAGCACGTTTGGTTTTCGAGCAGTCAACGACGGAAAGTTTGTTAAGCGAGTTCGCGCCGGACTGAGCATTACCTGCAACACAGTTGATCGGGCGCGGGACTTCATTCGGGACCAAGCGCCGGTCTCTGTCCAATCACAGACAGGGGAAGTGCTTTGACCGAAGAACAATCCCTCCGCCTTTCCGTCCTTGCTATCGCCGGCCGGCATGACGACTGGCGCGAGCGCGCGGAGGCAATGCTGGCGTGGGTCAGGGGTGACGCGGCTGCGACGGTTACTGTGCTGTCAGCCGTTCGATCTTCCACGTCCTGGACGTTTGAGCGCATTGCATTGCTCCATGAACTGGCCGGACAGGGCGTTCGAGACCATATTTTGGCGCGGCGCATGAACGCGCTTCCCGGCAAGGAATTGAGCGTCAAGGCAGTTTCCGTGCGGCGGCGAAGGATGGGCGTCTTTCGGCCTGTTTCGGACGAGCAGCGCGCAGCTTCAAGCCGGAATGCCGCAGTGGCGCGCGCGGCGCGCGCGGCCAAGGTGGCGAAAGCAGCATGACCACCAACGACCTATCCCCCGCCGCCGGCATCGGCCTGTCCGTCGTCCTGTGCGCGCCATTCTGGCTAGTTGTCATTGGCTTGTTTGCGTGGGCCGCGCCGTGACCCTCGCACCGATCACCCGCCGTTTCGCGGCCGGATACGCCGGCATTCTGGCGGTTGTGCTGGCGATGGGCGTGGCTTCTGTCTGGGTGGAGATGCGCTGATGTCACCGCCGCCGGATCGCCCAGACCAGAGCCGCCAAGCAGACCAGCAAAGCCACGATATTGAGCCACAGGCTGTGCATGGAAGCCTCCATAACTACGGGCTGCCGGCGCACTTCGGCGAGGTTGTCGCCGTGATCGGCGGCCTTGATGAGTTGCCTACGCGCGTGGGTGGCGCGGGCCAATGAAGCGTTTCACATTGCGTCGCACAGATTGCTTGATTTGCGGTCCGGCCGCCTGTGCGCGCGCGTCCTCCGTCCTTGTGGCTGCGGTGTCGCCCGCGACGGGGCGGAGGGATTCCTGCTCGCGGTTTATCGGTGCCGCGTGTGGCGTCGGGTCCGGATCGTCCGGCCCGGCGAACTCACCCCGTTGGTCGTTCGGGTTACAACGACCTGACGTCTCCCCCCAGACTTCCCCGGCGCGGTCTGAACGCGCCGGGGTCTTTTCTCCCGAATCCTTTCTGATACTCCGCGCCAACGGAGCATCCGAAAGCCTTCGATCCGTGCGCGCCAACGCACGATTGCCACTGCCGCCTATGCCTCGATCTCCTGAGTTGCCCATACGTCTGTCGTCCTCTCGACACCAACCATGACGGAAGGACACACCAATGGGCCAATCCAAGTCATACTTGACTATTTCGGAAATGTTCGATCATGCCGTGATCGACGTGCGAAACAGAGGGTATTCCACAACCGCAGCGATTGAGCAGGTCGCCGAGTTCTTCGGCGTGTCGCCATCGCGCGTGAAACAATATCTCTACTACGGCGAGGATCGCGGCGACCGGAATGCGGTTTACCAGCGATACCTGGATCATCTGACGGTTGAGGAACAACAGGTCACGCGCAAGCTGCTGGCGGTGCGGACCAGAATCGATGAGGCACAGCGCGCGTGATTTTCTTTTTCCAAAGTCGGTGGTCGCGGCTGTGCTTTTGGCGCGCGAACATCCTTGCCGATGCGGCTGGCCGTTGGGCTGGTTGGGGTAGCGCGGCTAAGCGCCGCGCCATTGCGCGGGCTGCGGCTTGGAGGGATCGGTGATGGCTCAAAAGCACCTGAAAGACGAAGCCTACATCCCGCGCATGATCGACCTGATCCGCGAGGGCAAATCGCGCGTCGGGATCGCCATTGCGCTTGGCTGGGGCCGAGAACAGAAATCCCGCGTGTGCGGGCTGCTGCACAGGGCGAAACAGCGGGGCTACGACATTCCGGCAACGTCGCACCGCAAGCCGCTTGCGGCAGCGGCTCACAATCGCACTGATCCGGCGCTTGTGGCTCGTGCGGTGGAACTGGTGAAGGAAGGCTTTTCCGTCCGCCAGGTTGCGGCCAAGGTCGGCATCGACCGCCAGCCGATCGGCGTGGCGCTGGCGGCCGCCGGCATTGACCCGCCGTCGCAAAAGCCCCCGCCGCCGCTGTTCTCCGACGACCAGATCCGCGCGCTGCTGCGGGCCGGCTGCACCGTCAAGGAGACGATGAAACGCACCAAAGCCGGCAAGCCTCGGGTGCGGCGGTTGCGCCGGGAGATTGTTGGCCTGCCGCCGCAGCAACGTCCGCAGAAGGTGGTTCGTATGATCCGTTCGCCTGCTCAGATACCGCTGTCGATTGTTGCCGAGGTGGCGCCTCGGCCCGTGGTGCGCGTCCAGCCGGTCATCATCGGTAAGCCGCGTCAGTGCGAATACTTGGCCGGCGTCGAGAAGCCGTGGGTCCGGTGTGAGCACAACATCGAGCGGGGCAGCTACTGCCGGGCGCACGCTCGGCTTTGCTACAACGGCGTGTTGAGTGCCGCCTGATGCCGAACAACAAATACCGCACGCCAGAGCGTAACGAAGTTGTCGTCTCGATGTGGGCGACGGAAGCGCCCGTTGCGGAGATCAAGCAGCGCCTGGACGCGCTTCCGGGTCGGGCCGTGCCAATTTGGGCTATTGCCCCATGGGCCAACAGCCTCGGGGTGAAACGGCCAGCGGGCTACATGCTGAAGATCAGCCAAGCCGCATCGGCAAAAGCCGCGTCCGTTCTGAAGCGCGCGACGCCTGAGCGCGACGCCATGCTGACGGAACTGTGGACGACCGGCGTGTTCAAATCGGTGATCGTCGAGGCGCTGAACTGCCTGCCCGGCAATCATCTGGGCCTGCATTTTGTTGAGCGGCGGGCGCGGAAGCTGGGGCTGAAACGACCGCCCGAATATTTGGCGCACGTGCGGCGGGTGGCTGCCGGGCGCGTTCCCGATGCGGCGAAGTGGCCGATTGTTCTGACGCCTCGGGTCGAGATGCCGGCGCCGGTTGCTCCTCCCCCGGCTCCTGTCGTGACGAGGGAGCGCAAGACGTTCCCGGTGGTGCGTTATTCGATGCTCGGCGGCCGCATCTGATGGCCTTCCACCACCACGCCCGCCACAACGCCGGCCGCCTATGCCTCACGCTCGGCGTCACCGCCGGCAACATGTCGCGCCTGAACACGCCGCTGGACAGCGCGTCGGGACGCCGCGCGCCACACCACACCGGGCCGATTGAATTTGATGTGCCAATCGACGGCCGGGCGCTGGCCTGCGTGCTGCGGCTCGATCATCACCCCCTGCCGCATCCGTCGCGGCTGGCCATTACGCTGACCGCCGAGGACGTGGCCGCGTTGCTGGAAGACAATCTGGTTGATTTGTCGCGAGCGGGGCTGGGCGTGGTGATTGTGTATGGACTGACGCCCGTGGATGCGGGCGAGGCGGTGCAGCGCGTGCTGGAGCCGGTGCTTCCGCCCGTTCCGGACGACCCGGCGGAGGAGGAGGCGTGATGCGTAACGATTACTTGCAATTCCTGGCATCCAAGGCGCCACGCGCCATGTCGGTCGGCAGGGAGCCGGTGCCAATGCCGGCGCATATGTTCGACTTCCAGCAGGCATCCACGGCATTCGCCATCCGGCAGGGCCGGGCCGCGCTGTTCCTGGATACCGGACTGGGCAAGACGATCTGCGAGTTGGAGTTCGCCCGGCAGATGGCGGACGTGTCGCTGATCCTGACGCCGCTTGCCGTCGCGCGGCAGATAGAGCGGGAAGGGCAACGGTTCGGTTACAACTGTCGCGTCGCCCGCGATCAATCCGAGGTCGCGTCGGGCATCAACATTTGCAACTATGACCGGCTGGACAAGCTAAGTCCGGATGCGTTCGGCGCTGTAGTTCTGGATGAATCCAGCATCCTGAAATCATTCACGGGCGCAACGACGCGGGCGCTGATCGCGGCATTCGCGGACACGCCATATCGACTGTGCGCCACGGCGACGCCGGCACCGAACGATCATATCGAGTTGGGCACGCATTCCGAGTTCCTGGGGATCATGCCACAGGCTGACATGCTGGTGCGGTGGTTCATCAACGACACCAACGATACCGGAACGTGGCGGCTCAAGGGGCACGCGCAGCATCAGTTCTGGGATTGGGTCGCATCCTGGGCCGTGATGGCGACGACGCCCGATGACCTGGGATTTGACGGGTCCAGGTTCGTGCTGCCGCCGATGCAAATCCACAAGCACAAGGTATCAGCCGATATCGTGCCGTCCGATGGGCTGTTCGGCTTTGATGTGTCGGCCACGAAGATATTTGAGTTGAAGCGGCAGACGGCCGAGACGCGAGCGGATGTCGCGGCGCAGTTGGTCGGCGCGGAGCCGGATGAGGCGTGGCTGATCTGGGTCGATACCGACAACGAGGCCAATGCCGTCATGAAGCGGCTGCCAGGCGCTATTGACGTGCGCGGGTCAATGACGCCAGAGGTCAAGGAAGCCGGGTTGCTGGGCTTCGTTACATCCGGGCGCGCGCTTGTCACCAAGCCGCGCATCGCCAGCATGGGCATGAATTACCAGCACTGCGCCCGGCAGTTGTTTGTTGGCCGGTCGTTTTCCTATGAGGCTTGGTATCAGTGCGTCCGCCGATCCCATCGGTTCGGGCAGTCCCGCCCGGTGCATGTCCATATCGTGGTCGCCGAGGGCGAGGATCAGATCGGGCGCGTGATCGATCGCAAGGCCGATGGTCACGAGGTCATGAAATCAGCCATGCGCGCCGCATCCAAGCGCGCCGTTGGCCGGTCTGCCGAGGTCAAGGTGCCATACAATCCGCAACACAATGGGAGGCTGCCCGCATGGCTATTCGCTGCTTGAACGAGGCGCACGGACAGGACTGGTCGCTCTACAACGCTGACTGTGTTGACTTGCTGCGGCAGTTGCCTGACCGGAGCGTCGGCTTCTCGGTCTACTCGCCGCCGTTCTCAAATCTGTTTGTCTACTCGGACAGCGAAAGCGACATGGGGAACAGCGCCGACGATGGCGAGTTCTTCCGGCATTACGGGTTCATGCTGGAACAGTTGACCCGCGTCATGAAGCCGGGGCGGCTGGCGGCCGTGCATTGTTCTGATTTACCGCTGACGAAGTGGCGCGATGGCGTGATCGGCATCAAGGACTTCTCCGGGGATTTGATTCGCGCCCATGAGGCGGCGGGGTGGGTGCTGCACTCGCGCGTCACTGTCTGGAAAGACCCGGTTGTCGAAATGACTCGGACCAAGGCGCTCGGGCTGCTTTACAAGCAGTTACAGAAAGACAGCACACGCAGCCGGCAAGGCATGGCGGATTATGTGCTGGTTTTCCGTGCGCCAGGCGAAAACGCGGAGCCTGTTGGTCAGGATCGCAAAACTTTCCCCGTCGAGCAGTGGCAGCAATGGGCGTCGCCGGTTTGGATGGATATCCGGCAGACGAATACGCTCAACGTTCAGCAGGCGCGGGAACATTCCGATGAACGCCACGTCTGCCCGCTGCAACTGGACCTGATCGAGCGGTGCATTTTGCTGTGGAGTAACCGGGGCGATGTGGTGCTGTCACCGTTCGCGGGAATAGGGTCGGAAGGGTTCGGCGCGGTCAAGCAACGGCGCAAATTCGTGGGTGTCGAGTTGAAGTCCGCTTATTTCGACGTGGCACGAAAGAACCTGATCAATGCGGCGGCGGGCGTCGTTGATCTGTTTGACGCGGCATGAGCAACGACCCCGCCTTCTACCTCCGCAACGCCTTCGCCCATCACTGCAACGACATGATCGGCTACGCCGAGGCGTGGTGCCGCGCGGCGGACATTGATCCGGAGGAAAAGGCGGAGGCGGTGCGACGGCTGATCGTGCGGTTGCAGGATGTGGTGAGGGTGGAGGTGACGTGGTGATTTGTTCAATTGATCCTGGCGTCGGCGGCGCCATCGTCTTCATTTCGCAGGACGGTCATCTGATCGATGTCGCGGACATGCCGTTCATTGAAGTGCGCGGCAAGAAACGGGTGTCCGCCGCCGAACTGAGCGAAGTCATCCGCGAGCGGATGCCGGCCATGGTCGTCATCGAAGGTGTCGGCGCCATGGGCGCGCACAAGGAAGGACGCAAGCAGGGCCTCGGGTCGGCGTTCGTGTTCGGCTATTCCGCCGGCCTGCTGGAAGGCGTGGCCGCTGGCCTCGGCATCTCCGTCGCCATCATTCAGGCCAGTGTGTGGAAGCCCAAGGCCGGCGTGTCGAAGGATAAAGGCATCGCACGCGAAATGGCCATCCGGCTTTGGCCTGGCGCGGCCGATAAGTTCAAGCGCGTCAAGGACGACGGCAGGGCGGAAGCCGCTTTGCTTGGGCGCTGGTATGCGACGACAAAGGGGATGACGGCATGAGAAACGAACCAGCACGCCGCATCGATCAACCGGAGGTCGGCTGGTTCCGCATGCGCCTTATCAAGCGCGGTCCCTACGTGGCCGCGCGCATTTCCCGCCCGTTCGGTTGCTATTGGCAGGCAACCATCAACGGCAAGTCGTCGCCAATGTCGGCGGACCCGGCGGAAGCGCGGGTGTTCGACATCTGGACGTGGGCGGAGATGATTTCGGAGGGTGAATACGAGGCACTGCTGAAGCACGCGCCCGCCGATCCCTACCAACCAATTCACGCTTCAAAAGCCGGGATGGCCGATGCCATCTCGGAACAGGCGGAGCGTGATTACTGGGCTACGCGGCCCATCTGAGCGCGTTGCCGGCGGCGCTTATCAGCCGGCTTGTAAAAGGTAACGGTCATGGCTTTTGGTATGCAAGTTTCCAACGGAGACTTCCGCGACATCATCAAGTACGACGCCCGCGCCGGGCGCTTGTTCCGGGTTGATCGTGACGTCGCCGGCAACAAGACACCGGTTGATATCACTGGTCCGCAAACGAAGTTCGCCATCGACTTCGGCTCCCTCGAAGTCGGCTATGTGGCGTTCACCGCTTCCGGCCCGGATCGGCGCATGGTGCCATACGGACGCGCCCTGCCGCCGCAGCCGGACACGAAGGACGAAACCGGCAAGCCGACACATCGGCCCGGCTTCTATGTCCTAGTCGGCGGCAATGCCGTTGGCGGCGTGCGGGAATGGTGCAGCAACGCCGCGATCCTGCTGAACGCGCTGGACGAACTCTACAACGTCTATGCACAACGGCCGGAAGCCGCACAGGGGAAAATCCCCGTCGTCGCGATCGTCCGGACGGAAGCCGTCACGTCCGGCAAGGGGGCGCAGAAGTCCACCAACTACCGTCCACTGTTCGAGATCGTCACCTGGACGGATCGGATGGAGGACATGGGGCCACGCACGGTCACGGCGCCAGCCGGCAATGGCGACACCCTTGCGTCTGACGCGGCGGCTGTTTCCGCAATGACGGCAGCGCCAGCGCCGGCCATGGCGGCAGCGGCGATGGCGACGGCTGGGGCGCCCGCCATGCCGAGTGAGTGGTGATCTGACTGACTACCGGCAGCCGGCCCCGCGCCAGCGGGGTTCGGCGCCGGCACTACCTATCCGCCGTTGCCGAAAGGTCTGAGTTTTGATGGTGCGTTACGCAGGCCCGGACACGGACCTTACGCCGGATGCCTCAACGATCCGGCAATTCTTTGCCTGGTGGTTCGAGCGATGCACGCGCGGCGTGGTCGAGGTCGGGTGGCTCGGCCAGGACCGCCTGCTTACCAATTTCCAGCAATTCGACATTGGCCAATGGGATGAACTGACGGCGTTCGTCTATCAAGAAAACCTTGTCCCCGGTCAGTCCATGTATTTCCGCGCGTCCACTGTTCGCGCCGGGACAAATGGCCGTACATCGGACAACGATTTCGTCAGCGCGCCCGGCCCATGGAACGACATCGACACGCACGAGCAGATGGAAGCCGCGCGGCAGGTGCAAACGATAATCCGCGCCAATGGCCGCATCGTCACTGGCACCGTGCCGCACGTTCGCGCGCAATCATTCTTTCGCTGCGACGCGCCGATCGTCAGCGCGGACCTGGTGCGCTCGCTCAACACGCGCATCCACAAGCTGTATGGCGGCGATCCCTCGGTCATCAACCCAAGCCGTCTGATGCGCCTGCCCGGCACGATCGCATGGCCATGGAAGCCTGATCGCGTCCCAGAGGTCACGACGTTCGCCGTTCTGGATGGGCGCAATCCGGCTTATCCGCTCGCGCTGCTGACCAGCCAACTTCCACAGGATGAACAGCCGGCTCCGCCCAAGCCGGCATCCACAACATCGCCAATCTTCAGCCTGACCACATCCGGCGGCCTTCTTGCCGCGATCCGCTCCGGTCAGGAGTGGCACAACAACATGGTCAGGCTGACCGCTCATTGGATTGGGCGAGGATGGAGCAACAGCGAAATCCTCGCCGCCGCCGAAGCATTCACGCTCCCCGGCTACACGCACAACCAGACGCAGGCAGAGGTCTCCAAGGCCATCGACGGCGCGCGTCGCAAGTGGGGCGTGGAAGACCAAGAGCATGCCGTCGCCGCGACGCCGGAAAGCCCGTTTCCCAGCGAGATCATTGACCCGTGGGACACGCTTCAGCCGCCGGCCTTCCCGATAGAGGCGTTGCCGGGCGTCCTCCGGGGCTACGTGGAGGCTCGCGCCCGCGCCATGGGCGCTGATCCATGCGCCATTGCATGGGCCGCGCTGTCGGCCTGTAGCGCCGCGCTGGATGGACGCACGCGGCTGCGCATGAAGCGCCACGATCCGTGGAGCGTGCCGCCGGCAATCTGGGTGGCGCTGGTCGGGCGCAGCAGCACCAAGAAGACGCCGATCATCAGCGACGCATGGCGCCCGCTGGAGGAACTGCAAAACGTCGCGCTGCGCGCCTACAATGAGCAATACCGACAGTGGGACAAACTGCCGAAGGACGAAAAGAAAGAGACGCCAGAACCGCCAAAGCCTCGGCGCCTGCTGTCGCACGACGCGACGATGGAAAGCGCCCAAGGCATCCTGGCCAATCAGGACCGGGGCATCGGCATCCTGCGGGATGAACTCGCCGGCCTGATCGGGTCCATGGACAAGTACAGCGGGCCGGGCATGGGCGGCGCGGCCGACCGCGCCTTCTGGCTGCAAGCCTACAACGGCGGCAGTCACGTCGTGGACCGCGTGTCACGCGGCACGGTGGTCATCAACAACCTACTGGCCACGATCTGCGGCGGCATACAGCCCGACCGCCTGGCGCAGTTCGGCAACCTGGCGGATGACGGGTTCCTTCAGCGGCTGGTGACGATCATCGTCGCGCCGGGCGGTCTCGGCACCGATGATCCCGTGCCGCCGCAGGTCGAGGATTACCGGCTACGGCTGCAAGGGCTGGTCGATACGCCGCATGCCGGCGCGGCGGCGCTGTCCGATGCCGCGCATGAGGTGCGCCAGCAGATCGAGCGTGAGATATTCGACGTGGAGCAGAGCGAGCCGCTTGGTTCCAAGTTCTCGTCCTTCATTGGCAAGCTGCCTGGACTGTGGGGCCGACTGGCCTTGGTGCTGTCGCACATTGAGCCTAGCAGCATGGGCCTGGGTCACATTGTCCATGAACGGGCGGCCCGGTCGGCGCGCATCCTGATCAAGCAGTGCGTCGTGCCACACGCGGCGCGCGTCTACATGACTGTCGGCGGCAATGGCGAAAGCCTGGAAATGACGCAGGCCATCGCCGGCTACATCCTGGCCAAGAAGCTGACGCGCATCGTCGCCTCCGATCTGTCGGCAAACGTCCGCCACTGCCGGCGGATGGGCGTAGCCGAGGTCAGCCGCGCCGTCTCGCCGCTGGTCTCGGGCGGCTGGCTGGAGCCGGAAGGCGACAAGCCTGGCAACCGCGCGTGGGTCGTCAATCCCGGCGTCCATGTGCGCTTCGCGACGCGGGCAGCCACCGAAGCCGCGCGCCGGTCGGCGGCGCGGGCGATCCTTACGGGAGACGCGGAGGATGAGTAGCCATACCGTCAACGCGGTAAATCCGCACGCCGCCGGCCTCGGCGCGGCGCATGTAATCCCATCCAGGGTGCTTTCGCTTGTAGAGCGACGCGGCGCTGACGGCCGCATGCGCTCGGTCTTGGGGGGCAAGGAAACTCTGCCCCGGCAACATCTCGGCGAAGGGATATCCGGGACGCCTGCCGCCCTTGCGGGGCGCCGCTCCAACGTAAACGAAGGGGAGCGGAACGCTCTCAACAGTAAACATGGCTGGCAATCCTTATGCAGTTGCAAACCTGACATAAGCAGAGAATCACATACATTCAAGGAGCGGGAGAAAATGGGTCGCACGCGCGCGCAAGCAGGAACGTCAAGAAGCGTCAGGTCTGTCAGGAACCGTCAAGGTTGTCAGGAACCGTCAAGGTTGTCATGGTTTTCTAGACGAATCCGACACTTGTCTATCCGAGTTCCTGACATTCTTGATTGCGCGTTAGCAGAGAGAGACGACGTTCATTCTCTCTCTATCCACCGCGCTCTTCGCGCGCGCCCGCAAGCAGGTTTGTCAAGGTCGGTCGAATCCGGGGGATCGCCCTGATGAGCGGCGCATGGTCGGCGCAGAGCCACGACCGCTGGCTGCTGGCGACGCGCGACGCCGACGAAGCCTTCCGCGCATCCGAAGCCAAGTGGGGCATTGGACGCCTCGAACGCCTGGTCAGCCGGGCGACGCTGGAGAACTACCGCAAGGGCTGGCTGGCCTACCGGGAGGCGCTGGCTGGCAGCATCAACGACCTGGAGCGCATCGCGCCGAAGATGGTGCGCGCCCTGGCAGCGATGGACGCCGAGGCCACGGCCGCCGGCCACGCCCCGCTGGAGGTGACGCGATGGGAAGCGGCGACTGCGGATGGGCGGGTGCTGGTGCTGGTCCGCACCGTCGCCGAGGCGCACGCCATCGCCAGGGAGCCGAAGGCGGAGGGGGCGCCTGAGCGGATCATCTGGAGCATGGAGGAAGCCGCCCGCGTGTTGTCGGCCTACGGCGTCGTCAACGACATCAAGGCCGCGTTCCCTGGAGCCGAGTGCGTCCGGGCGTCAGGGGTGCGGATGTCCGAGGGACAGGTTCACGACTGGGCGGTCAGCGACCCGCTCTACGAGATGATCCATGACTAGGCGCATCCTCGTCTGTGGCGGCCGGGACTTCGCCGATTACGATGCCGTGGGGCGGTTCCTGGATATGGCTCGCGCCAAATATTGGGATTTGGTGATTATCCATGGCGCGGCCCGTGGCGCCGATAGCCTGGCCGGCTATTGGGCGAAGGCCAACCACATCCCGGTCGAAGAATATCCCGCCGACTGGAAGCAGCACGGCAAGGGCGCCGGCTCGATCAGAAACCAGCGCATGCTTGACGAGGGTAGGCCGGACGCGGTGCTGGCTTTCCCCGGCGGCGTCGGAACCGCCGACATGATCCGCCGGGCGCGGGCGGCGGGGTTGCCGGTGTGGGAGCCGCTGGCCAATCGTGAGGAGCCGCCCCATGCCTGACGCCGGGGCGGGAGGCGCGGGGTTAGGCGGGGCGCCGAACACCCACGCCAGGGCGGCTAGGATCGCCGCACACGGCGCGCGGGGGTTGGAGCAAGGGGGTAGCGGCGGGGGTGGGGGCCGTAGGGCTGTCCTGGGGCATCTAGGCGCTCCCTTCCGCGATCCAATCGGCTGCCTCCAATCGCCACCCATCGCAGCGTTCGCCCGGCAGGCAGTGGCCGCCAGTTTGGGCACAAGCAAAGCCATGCGATCGGATGGCCCGATTCGTGACGGTGATCCGAAGCCCACAGCCATCGGCGTCCCATCCGGGATGGATTGCGTGCTCGGGCAAAATGTCGGCGTTGCGCATCTCAATCCTCCGTCGCGGTTGTCGTCGTCGCCCCACGCGCGCGGGCGATCGTGGTGGCGTGGTCGAGCATCCAAAGTCGCTGGCCGGTTCGGTAGTCAGCCGCATCCCGCACCGCCGCCTCCAGCGCGGCGATATACGCCTTGCGGGCCTCCCGCGTCCTGCGCGCCCGCCCGCGATCGTCTAGTGTGGTTTCGGAGCGGGGGCGGGGCATTAGGCGGCCCACGCGGCGATGGATGCTTCCGCACGCGCCAGCGCTCGCACGCGCCATTGCCGGGCGTCCGCAAGCTGCCGGGTCAGCGCGTTCACAAGCATGGCGGCTTGGTCCGCGTCCTCCGGAAGTTCTTCGGCGAAGACGTCGGCGCTCTCGGCATTCATGCGGGCCTTGTCCAGTGCCCGCTCCCTCAATTCGATGGTCAGGGTCGCCGATCGGGCTTCGGCAAGGGCGCTGTTGGCTTCCGCGTAGGCGCATCCCTTTTCAACCGCGCCTGCCGTCAATGCGGCTGTGTAAAGCGCCTCGATCTTTTGCATGTCAGCGTCCATCTCATTCTCTCCCGTGGTGGAGGGGGCCGAAGCCCCCGGTTGTCAGCGGTCGCGGATTTCGATGTCGTAAACGAGGCTCCCATCGGTCAGGGTCCGCTCGATCAATGTGGCCGTGCCATTGGCGCCGAAACCGTCACTGTCTGCGTAGACAACGGCAAGGCGATCAGCCCCGCGTGCGATTTCAATGAGCCGGATCAAGGCGCCGGCCAGTTCGGTTGCGTCGTCGAAGTCAATGCTATGCAGCGGCGCGGTTTTGTAGGTCATCTTATTCTCTCCCGTCGTGGAGGGGCGTTGCCGCCCCGGGGGTTAGCGGTCGTAGGTCGCGCGCACCGCGTGGACGTTGGTGAACGGCCGGAACGTGGCGGAAACGCACATTTCGGAGAATGTGTCATAGCCGGAACGCCAGCCGGCATATTCGTTCAGCGCGTCGGCTTCGGTGGCGGCGTGCGCTGTGAACATGCACAGGCCGGTTTCTTTGTGCTGGATTTCGTAGGTTGTCATCTCTCATCTCCCTCTCGATACCCAAACCATAACGAACGCCCGTTATCTCGTCAACACGAATTATGCGAAATATTCTTGCGTAGTGGGGCTGCATGATCGCCGTTGCCCTCGTCCTCTTTGGCTACCTCGTTGCCGCGCTCATCCACGCCGGCCAGCCGCATCTGCGGCACCGATACGCGGGCGCGCTGTTTCTTGCCGCGTGCGCGGCCCTCACACTCGGAGTGCTCATATGATCAGACGCGCGCCTAACCACGTGTTTCCAGGGCGGCAGCCTGACATGCGTCAACTCATGGCTGGACTTGATCGCATGTGGTTCCGACACCTGAGGGACCGCGCGCGGCTGAACGCGCTACGTGCGGATATGGATGCGGCCAGCGAGCGTCTAGACAACGCCGAATACCGCCTTGATGTCCTGGAGCGCGACCAATGAGCGACACCGACTGGCCACCCGCCGCCGGCTTCCAAACCTACGCACCGCCAACCCGCCCGTGTCGGTGCGTGCGGCATGAAGAAGAAATCGCGGAACTGCGGCGGAGGATCGAGGCGCTGGAGCGCGAGGCGAACGAAAACGGATGGGCGCACAAATGACCAATCGCATTCCGACAGACGCCGACGTTGACGATGCGTGGATCGAGATGAACTGCCCACATGGCGCGGATTTTGACGTCGAAACGCCCGTTATGCCGGATGAGCAAGTCTATTGCAGTTATTGTGGTCAGACGCATCGGGCCGGAACGCATGGAAGTCTGAACATTCTGACAATATCCGGCGAACTAATGTCGCTAGATGAGCCGGAATGGTCGGAGTTTGTGCGTCGCCGAAATGCAAGGTAAGTGCTCATGAGCAAGCGCCCCCGCCGTGCTAAGCCATCCGCCCCCGCCGACCCCCAGGCACCGCACGCCGTCCAGCGTCGCGACATTTCCGCCGCCGATGGAACGATTCTCCGCACCGCCCGCGTCGAGGTTGGCGAATGGCGAGACCCCGATGATACCGTTGCGCTAGAGCGTGGCGCGGACGGCAAACGACACCAACGCACCGTGAAGGGATACCGCGTGGTCGACCCTATTCTGCATTTGCATCGCCGTAGCCCTGGTGAAGTAACGGAACGCCACGTCCGCTCCGCCAACCGTCTACGTGACGACTACGAAGCACACATGGGCGCCAACAGTGGCCGCGCGCCACGGGTCAGCGGTGGTGGCTCCGGATGGGAGCCGGCGGATTATCAGATCGATGCGATCGGCCGGGTGTCGGCGGCATTTAACGCTGTCGGGCCGTCGATGTGGCATGTGCTGATGCCAGTGGTGATCCATGGCTGGACGGTGGGCAGGCTGGCCGAGGCGCGGGGTAGCAGCGCACACAGGGTGCAAGGCTACCTCGTTGCCGCGCTGGACAGGCTGGCTGATCACTATGAGCCTGCGGTGCAGCGGGGAATGGTGCGCGAGGTGGCCGTTGCGTGAAACAGCTTGACACGACTGTCAGAGATATGGCAGGCAGCATATACCGTCCCATAGTTGCCTCTGGAGGGTGGTGACGGTGGTCAAGCACGGCTTCTATCGCACCTCAGAATGGAAAGCCCTCCGCGACGCTGCGTTGAAGCGCGACCGTAACCAGTGCCAAGCGCCCGGCTGCCAGCGTCGCGCAACCCACGTTGACCACATTCAGACCCGCCCGGCGGTCGGACACCTGACCCCGGCCGATGTGCTGACCAACCTTCGATCTTTATGCGCCACTCACGACGGCCAGGTGAAGGAAATGGCGTCCGGCCGACGCGCCCAGGGCGGCAAGTTCGTCATTCGAGGTGTCGATGCCTGAAGCGAGAGGGCTGACAAATGGACACCTTGGAAGATTTTCGCGTCGGGCTTCTCGAATTTGGCGGATTGCGGCGTTTTACGCGCCCGATGCTGATCCGTTGTTTGCAAGATGGCCCGCAAAACACGCGGCCACCATCCATGCACAGCCTGAACAAAGATGCCTTGATCCGCGCTGTCGCTTCGTCGTTGAGGTCTTGCAATTGGCAGCACATGGCGGATGTAGCACGCGACATACAGAACGAAGCCGAACTGGTCAAAAA